TACAGGATTACACCGCAAAGCAGGTTTCTGAAGCTATGCGAGCCTATATGCGGCAATCCAGCGATATACCAAGCCCTGCTGACCTGATTAAGATTATAAACCCTCCCGAAAAGCAAATCACCTACGCCGAGTACAAACACGCGCTAGAGCAGCACGCAGCGGAGGGATACCCCATGTTTGGCTACTTTGGCGGGGTCATCAATGATTACCAAAAGCAACAGGCCTCAGAATCCGGCATTAAAACGCGGCAGGAAATATCAGACGGAAGGCAGCCAGACGAGTTGAGCCAAAAAGTCAAAGGGCTTCTTGCCGCCACCTACGGAGGGAAAAGTGAACAAAGTTGAATGGTACGGCCTGTCATACAAGGAAATCTGCGCGAAAAATATGTTAGAAAAAGTTAACGACTGGATTACCTACGAGCTAAAACCAGACTCGAAGCACGAGGACTATATCAAATACCTGATAACCTTTTGCGGGTTTCCACAAACTTTCACGGGTATTGCTAACCTTTAGCCGTGATGAAATGAAAGCGTGATTATTTTACAAATTAGGACAAAAGGATAAATAAAATGACAGATTACGAAAAATGATACTTGGACGGGCTAAACGCTGCTGCCCTATGCTGCGAGTATAGCAATGGGGTAGATAGCAAAAAAGTCTCAAGGATGGCGGAACGGATTAGGGCAGTCGCTCAAAAAATGATGCTGAAGCTGGAACGCAAAAACGGAGAAATTGACAAAACCAAGGAGATCAGACAAAATGGACGGTAAAACAGGAGGAAATCATGGGATGCAAAAAAGGCGGCGGAAAGCCAGTGAAGAAATGATTAAAAGCGAATTATCGGAATTTTCAGAGCAAGATGTTTACAAAATTGCAGCTGAAATAATCCAGCGCAGAGGGCTTATTTTCGAAAAAGACCTTTTTGAGAAGTCGGCCATTAAGCTGAAACCGAAAAATGTTTCTGATTTGTTTGCCAATCTTTTTTGGATTATTAGGATTTATGAGGCTATATACAATGTAAGGGAACTTGAGAGAGAAATAAAATCCCTGAAATAGCGTTTCTTGGGCCTGTGGTGGCCGCCTGATGCGGTCAAAGGTCAAAAAGGTCAAATGATACACGGAACAGTCAAAACGAACGTAGAGGCTTGTATGGGCGAAGATAGAAAGTTTTTCCCGACTATTACCGTAAAAGTTAAGGATTTAATTCCTTATGCACGAAATAGCAGGACGCATTCTGAAGACCAAGTTACCCAGATTTCATCGTCAATCCGCGAATTTGGTTTTACGAATCCTATCATCGTGGACGAGCAAAATAACATCATAGCTGGTCACGGTAGGATACTCGCAGCCAATAAGCTAAAAATCAAAGACGTGCCTTGTGTTGTTGTCACTGGCTGGACCGAAGCCCAAAAGAAAGCATACATCATTGCTGACAATAAACTCGCCCTCAATGCCGGATGGGACGAGAAAATGCTTTCCCTTGAGTTTGACGAGCTTCAGGAGCTGGGGTTTGATCTGTCGCTTACAGGATTTAGTGGAGACGAGATTCTGGCCCTTAAGCCGCTGGAGGAGGTTGTTGGCCTAACTGATGAGGATGACGTACCAGAGGCCCCCGAAGTTCCTAAAACGGTTCTTGGGGATATTTGGTTGCTTGGCGACCACCGCCTTATGTGTGGCGATTCTACGAGCATTGATGCGGTTGAGAAGCTGATGGATGGTAAGAAGGCTGATATGTGGCTTACTGACCCTCCTTACAATGTGGCTTACGAGGGCAAAACAAAAGATGCTTTAAAAATCAAGAACGATTCAATGTCAAACGGCAGTTTCAGACAGTTCCTAACGGATAGTTATATTGCCGCAGATTCCGTAATGAAAGCTGGTGCAGTTTTTTATATTTGGCACGCTGATTCGGAAGGTTATAATTTTAGAGGTGCTTGCGTTGATGCTGGATGGACTGTTCGACAGTGCCTGATTTGGAAAAAATCAGTCATGGTTATGGGGCGGCAGGATTATCACTGGAAGCATGAGCCATGTTTGTACGGATGGAAGGATGGGGCTGGTCATTTATGGGCTACAGACCGAAAGCAGACGACAGTCCTAGAATTCGACAAGCCATCCCGTAATGGCGAACACCCAACCATGAAGCCCGTTGAGCTATTTCAATATCAAATGCTTAATAACACAAAAGGGCAGGATATTGTATTGGACAGCTTTGGCGGCAGTGGAACGACTTGTATAGCTTCAGAAAAGAATGGTCGGTATGCTTACATGATGGAACTCGACCCCAAATACTGCGATGTAATCATAAAACGCTGGCAGGATTTTACAGGTAAAAAAGCAACTCACGCTGAAACAGGAAAAACTTTTGAGGAAACACAATGACCGTAGAAGAAAAAGACAAAGGCGGAAGGCCGCCTCATGTGCCAGATGATAAAACCCGAAAGACAGTCGAGGCCATGTCAAGCTACGGCATCCCCCAAGAAGATATTGCAAAAGTTATTGGCCTTGATCCAAAAACGCTGCGTAAGCATTACGAATATGAATTGGACACGGCGGAGATAAAGGCAAACGCGCAGGTTGCCCAAAGGTTGTATCAGAAGTGCATGAATGATGATACAAGCTCAATCATATTTTGGTTAAAAACACGGGCGCAATGGAAAGAAACCATCAAGCAGGAAAGCCAGCTCCTCGGAAAAGACGGGAATCCGGCGGACCAGCCACAGAACATCACAAATTTAATATTGTCAAAGATTTCTACATCCGAGCTGGAGCTTGCTATTGAGCAATCAAAAAATCAACATAACGATTGAGGATGTAAAGGCGGAGCTGGAACGCAGGAAATACAATAAAATGGATTATTGGTTTCCAGACACTGGTCCTTTTGCACGCGAAAACTACAAAAAACACATGAAATTCATTGAAGATAGCGCGACCAATCGGGAATGTGCGCTTATGGCCGCGAACAGGATCGGGAAAACGGAATGCGCGTCTTACGCCGTTTCTTGCCATTTAACTGGTAGATACCCGAAATGGTGGAATGGAAGGGTATTCAAGAAACCAATAAATTGGTTAGTGGCAGGTGAAACTGGAAAGCTTGTGCGCGATTCGATTCAGCTTAAATTATTAGGCCCTCCCAATGATATTGGCTCAGGAATGATCCCGAAAGACTGCATTATTGGTAAACCAAGGCCAAAGGCTGGAACTCCCGATGCGGTAGATGTTGCCTATATCAGGCATAAAACTGGTGGTCAGTCAATTCTACAATTCCAATCATACGACCAAGGCCGGACCGCATTCCAAGCAACGGAGCGCGATGGTATAGAACTTGATGAAGAGCCTCCACTTGACATTTACTCTGAATGTCTTGTTCGGACCATGACAACAGGCGGTCTTGTCTTGTCAACATTTACCCCCTTAAAAGGGGTATCTGAGACAGTTCTTGCGCTGCAAGATAAAGCCGAGAAGGGATTGTGTTCCCTGACTATTGCTACATGGGACGATGCCCCACACTTGACGGAAAAAGATAAAGCCGAGCTGATGGCCTCACTTCCTCCTCACCAGCGAGACGCAAGGACAAAAGGCGTTCCCGCTTTAGGTTCTGGGGCCGTTTTCCAAATATTGGAAGCAGATATATCTTGCGACCCCTTCGAAATTCCTAAGCATTTTAAGCGTCTGTACGGATTTGACGTAGGTTGGAACAATACCGCCTGCGCTTGGGGAGCGTATGACGCTGAAGCTGATGTTATTTACGTCACCCATACTTACAAGCGCGGGCAGTCAGAGCCAGCTACGCACGCGCAGGCAATTAAAGAGCGCGGAGATTGGATATTGGGAGCCATTGATCCTGCTAGCCGTGGAAGGGCGCAATCCGATGGGGAACAGCTTATTGCTTTATACCGTGGGCAGGGGCTGAATTTAATTTTAGCTGATAACGCTGTAGAGGCCGGAATTTTTGATATGTACGAGAGGATGGCAACCGGACGGCTCAAGGTCTTTTCAACTTGTTTTGAATTTTTTGCGGAATATCGCCTTTATCGCAGAGATGAAAAGGGGAAAATAGTTAAACAAAACGATCACGTTATGGACGCGGCAAGGTACATGGTCAGAAGTATTATTGGGGCGGGGGTTGTTAATGTTAAGCGCGATGACCCCTACGCCCAATCTGGTAAGCGTGTTGGCTGGATGGGATAAATAAACACTTTGCGATTGATTTTTCTCAAAAAATATGAATATCCTTGTTAACCTTTGGTCTTTACCAATTGCACCCCATGCCTCCTAGGCCAGATTTTCCGTTGTATTGGCGAAAAACTTGTCTGATTTAATCGAGCGAGCAAAAAAAGGCTATGAGGACGCTGATTC